TATTTAATTTTAGATAATTCAGATTTCAATACTAAAAAGAAAGAATCTACAATTCCTGTTAGTGTTCCTCCTACTCATACTGAGGGAGTTGTTAAGCAATCTGATGGTTATGCATATCTTTACCTTTACACAATAAGTGCTACAGATAAAGCTAATGTCAATTCTTCTCAATTTATCAGTGTTCCTGATAAAATATTAACTTCTCATTCAGGTAAGTTGATGACAGTTGAAATTGATTTGTCTGAAATTAGTGCATCTAACCAAGTGATTGGAACTAAAGAAGCTGTTGTTCCAATTTTGAGTGACACTGGATCTGGTGCTTCCATAAGATTTGAAACTGTTGTTGTTTCCAGTCCAACCGCTACGACTAGTCAGAGATTATATAAAATTGTCGGTATTAGAGCAGAAAATTATGGTGATGGTGGATATTTGGATTTTGAATTAAACGATAGTTTAACTGAAGTGTTAACCGAAGAATCAGCCGCACAAATATTAGACATATCAGGCGCTATTACAATCGGCTTCAGTTCTACACAAGGATTAAATATACGAGAAATACTTGGAGCGAAATTTGCTGCAGTTAATTTGGAAATTGACAGTAGGGGTATATCCTCGAGTATTGATCAAAAAGAGTTTTTTAGATTTGGATTGATTGAAAATGTAGAAAAGACTGATGATACTAAATTATTTTCTGGTGATGATACCGGAGAATCTTTTACAAATCAACTTAAATTTAGAGTTACCGCACTTGGAACAGCCAGCACAGGTGGGGCAAATCTTACAGTAGGAACTAATTTAACTTTATTAACATCCGCTGGAGCGTCACAAAAACAGAATACTAAATTTGTAGGAAAAAAACAGGTAAACACTATACAGCAAGATATTGAAGTTCATACTACTAATAAAGACTCTGTAGGTGTTGGTGGTAAAGTTAAAGTACCAAAAACAAATGAAGAATATACAATCACTAGTGTGACAAAACCAGAAATAAAACAAAACAGTGGGAAGACCCTACATATAGGGGGAACTAAGTTTACTATAGACGATAATGATGTAAATAAAAGATTTTTTGCTCAGATAATACAAAGATTCTAGGGAAAAATACATGGGTGTAGAAGACAATAAATTCCAAATAGCGGATCTAAGCGCAAATACCACTTTCTATGACTGGGTTGTCAAAGAAAATACCGAGATTATAGAAAAGCTAAACCGTATGGATACCTACACCGTTGCTGGTTCTACTGGTATACGAGTTGTTTTAGGCTTAACTGCAGCCACTGGACCTACTGCAGGTACTGCTGTGTTTTCTCTTGCTAATGAAATATCTGGTGTAACTGTTACTGGTCCACTAAAATTCACTACCTTCATAGAAACACCAGACGGAGCTACTCACCCATCCTTGGTCACTTCGGTTAATGGTCTGACTGGTGCTGTCACACTAAGTGGACCAACCGGATCTAACGGTATCACAGGTCCAACCGCAGAAACACAACAACCAATATTCATATCCAAGAATAAATTAATAAATGGTTCTTTTGATGTTTGGCAAAGAGGAGAAACTTTTGGTGGTACAGGTGAAATATATTTTTCTGATATGTGGAAACGTGTTGGAACTAACACAACCTTAGCTAAACCCTCTGCGTTTAGTATTGGCAGACAAACATTCACTGATGGACAAACTGATGTTTTAGGTGATCCTAAGTATTTTACAAGACTAAATTTAACTCATTCTGGTATGACTCATGCTGATGATTTTATCGGTGTTGAAAATAGAATAGAGGGTGCAGACAGTTTTGTCGGAGAGGTAATTGCCTTCGATGGATATGCTAGATTTGTGGGTCTTACTGGAGCAACATTAACAGCTTTTTTCAAAAGAAGTCTAACTGGCGGAGCTGGTCAAACAATAGAAAACTTCTCAACAGAAATATTCGTTCCCGGTACTACCTTTACCCCATTCTTCGTTAAACACACTGTTGGTAGCACTGCAGAATCTGGTATATCCGATGACGGATTTGTTGCAGTTGGTCTTAAATTAAACAATACCATCTCAGGAACAAACTTAGATATTGCGAAATTTAGGCTATTCTCTACAGAAAGTGGAACATTAGATAGCTCGCCGTATAGAGAAAAGACAGATCCGATAGAAGAACTAGCAAAATCATCTAGATTCTATCAAAGATCTTATGCCCTCGACGTAACTGATCAAACTAGTACTTTAATTGATTCTACCCAACCAGATCACACAGCAGTGAGATTTATGGTAGATCCTAATGATGAAAATGCATACTTTGATTTTCCAGTAGAGATGAGAAGTATACCATCAGTGACTGTATATTCTCCAGGATCAGGAACACAGACTGATGGATATAACGCATCTGCAGATTTAGATATGAGGTTAACTTCAGGTACAAAGGGTTACGGTGGCTCTAGAGTACACGTATCAGGAAGTCCAACTTTATCCGTGACACCAAGAAAAGAAGGTCTTATAATAGATCCCTTGTCTGGGTTTGTAATTTTTGATATGATATTTGTACACTACGTTGCAGATTCTTCTTTATAAACAGGAGTCTAGAATGAACATCAGAAAAGGTTTTGGTATGGCAAAAAGCTACGCTCAAGCTTTAATGTCTAGAGGTATTTCTAACAAAAAAACAGAACCTTACACTAAAAGGTTAAGAGTGATTGGTTGTTTTGGTAATCAGCATGTTGGGGGTGAACTTCCCCCATGTGAACACTTACAGAAAAGTAAAACAGAAGGTAAATATTATTGTGGTGGGTGTGGGTGTGGAGACAGACCAGCTACTTGGTTAATTTCTAACGATGATTCATATAGTAAATTAGATTACCCCACACTAGAATGTCCATTAAAAATGCCTGGTTTTTCTAATTATCAAGTTAGTGATCCAGAAGAAGGAATCAATCCTATAACTAGAAGATTTTTTATAGAAAATATGAATCAAAGTGAACTGGATATAATCGAAGTAACAACTCACGAACCACCAGAGGAAGATGAAGAGTCCTGAACCATAAATACCCAAGGAGGTATCCATGGCACATCCCAACTCAAGAGAAACACTAATTGACTATTGCTTTAAGCGTCTAGGTGCTCCTGTAATAGAAATAAATGTTGATTATACTCAAGCAGAAGATAGACTAGATGATGCTTTGGAATTTTTTAGAGAAAGACACTTTGATGGTGTTGAGAGAGTATTTTTTGCACACCAAGTGACAGAAACTGATATAGATCAAAAATATATTGCAACATCAGATATAGGACCAGTAAACGGTCCCACTGGCGACGGACCACGGGGTTCTGACATACTATCTGTAGTTAAGGTATTTCAGTTTGGACAAATGTCAAATATAAACATGTTTGACATAAGATATCAACTCGCTCTATCTGATTATTTTGGTATTAATAGGGGATTAAACGCTGCAGTCTCTCAGGGACTTGCTTCTTATGATTCGACAAAAAGATATATTAATTTAATAGAAGATTTCTTTCAGCCCGAAAAGGCAATACGATTTAGTAAAGTTACTAATAGATTACATATTGACACTGAGTGGTCCAAACAAATTCAAGCTGGTGAATATTTAATTATAGAATCATATGCAGCCCTCAACGAAGAGACATTTACTGAAATATTTAACGATCGCCTTCTTAAAGAATATGCTACCGCTCTCATAAAGAGACAGTGGGGATCCAACCTAGCAAAATATGATGGAGTACAAATGCCTGGTGGTGTTGTTCTTCGTGGGGGGCAGATACAAGCAGAAGCAGAAAGAGAAATAGATGATATAGAACAGAAGTTCTATTCTCAATACGAACTCCCTGTTGACTTCATGACAGGATAATCAAATGGCTAAAAATCCATATTTTTTAGATAACAGTAGTGAACAAAGACTACTAGAAGATTTAACACGAGAGACCATAAACGCTATGGGTCGTGAGGTATATTATATACCAAGAAAGTTATTTAATAAAGATTATTTGTTTGGTGAGGACCCAATTTCGAAATTTCAGGGTTCATACAAAATAGAAATGTATGTACAGTCTGTTTCTGGGTTTGAGGGTCAGGGTGATATAGTAAGTAAGTTTGGTATAGAGATAAAGGACAGAGTAGAGTTGGTGGTTTCTAGAAAAAGATTCGAAGATGTTATATCGAGAAGCGATTCCGAATTGGAAAGACCGAGAGAGGGAGATTTAATATATTTCCCTCTTAGTGACACTATATTTGAAATAAATTTTGTTGAACATGAAAATCCATTCTATCCTTTAGGAAAACGTCACACCTTCGTATTAAGTTGTGAAGCATTTGTTTACTCAAATGAAGACTTCGATACCGATCAGTCTTTTATAGACGATATAGAAACAGATCAATTTACAAACTCTTTCGAGCTTACTATGGGAATGTCGGGTGCAGTATCTAGTTACATAGTTGGCGAAAATGTATTCCAAATACTTGGAAATGGAGCTGCTGGTCCAACTGCAGTTAATGTAGAAAATGCAACTGGTTTAGGTACAATTTATGGTTGGAATTCAACTAGTAGTGTATTGATCGTGGGTAGTAAGACAGGATCATTTACTGCAGACTCAGGGGAGTTTATACACGGTATTCAAAGTGGTGCAACTGGTCAAATTGCATCTAGTGTATCAACCAATCTTCTTATACCACTTAAAGCCGGAACTACATTAGATCTTTTAGATTCGGCTAACTTAGAAAAAGAAAAGAATTCTGATGGTATATTTGATTTTACTGATACAGATCCATTCTCGGAAGGTAAATACTGATGTTTTCACATTTTTATAACGAATCTCTGAGAAAACTTGTTGTCGCTTTTGGTTCATTATTTAATGAAATATATGTAATTAGAAAAAATAAAGACGGTACAGAAAATTCTAAAATAAAAGTTCCTTTAATTTATTCCTCGAAGGAAAAATTTATTCAACGATTAGAGCAACAAAGTGGTATTAGTGATAACACTAAAGTGGAAGTGTCTCTCCCGAGAATGGGTTTTGATATGACTGCCATAGATTATGATCCTACTAGACATTTAAATAAGTTAAATAAAAGATTACTTAGAGATGTTGGTTCTGCAGAAAAAGAAACATTTCAAGAAGTGCCATATAATGTTTCATTTTCATTGTTTGCATATACTAGAAATATGGATGATAACTTACAAATACTAGAACAAATAGTTCCGTATTTTTCTCCAGAGTTTATAGTAACTTTAAATATGAATGAAATAGAATCTAAACTAGATGTACCAATAGTTTTAGGTAATGTAGCGGTACAGGAAACTGCAGAAGGTAATTTTCTAGATAGAAGAATTTTAGCATCTACTTATAGTTTTACTTGTAAAACTAGATTATACTCCAAGATAGAGGGTTCAACTTTAGTAGTTAATTCTAGCTCAAGTCTTGATCAAATAGTTGGTAGTAATGATGTTGGTGATCTAGTCAGTACTATATCTGCTACAGGTTCAACCTCAGATTACGTGGAGGGAATAGCTTCCTATGAAACATGAATCAAATAATCAGTTTGAAAAATTAAGTCAAAGTCTTAACACAAATTTTGATGCACATATGCCAGTTAAGTCACCGAAAGAAGTAACTATACTGCAAAAAGGAGAAGATAAAGTTGATCCTGATTATGTGCAAGTTAGAAAAAATTTATATGATTTGATAGAAACAGGTAAAGATGCGGTTGCAAATATATTGGATGTGGCAAAAGCTGGTGATTCTCCGCGTGCATATGAGGTTGTATCTCAAATGTTAAAAACTGTTGCAGATATGAATAAAGATGTTTTGGAAGTTCATGATAAGGTAAAGAAAATAAAAGAGGATAAATATAATTTAACTCAGAAAAATACAACCAACAATACAATTTACGTTGGTTCAACTAGTGAATTGCAAGATCTGATAAATCCAGACAGAAGCAAGGGTAAAGATATAAAGAAAGTTTAATATGAGTAATCGAAAAATGGATGGTTATTTGGGTAATCCAAACCTAAAAGCATCCGGTGTTGAGATCGAGTTTACCGAAGATCAAGTTAAAGAATATATGAAGTGTGCAAAGGATCCGGTATACTTTATTAAAAATTATGTTAAGGTAGTTTCGCTGGATAAAGGGTTGATACCTTTTAATCTTTATGATTATCAGGAAGAACTACTGAATATTATTCATGAAAATAGATTTGCAATTGCAAAATTACCTCGACAGAGTGGTAAGTCTACTTCAATTGTGTCTTATATTTTACACTACGTTTTATTTAATCAAAACATGAACGTTGCTATTCTAGCTAACAAACAAAGCACTGCTAGAGAGATTCTTTATAGACTAAAAATGGCATACGAGTATCTTCCTCTTTGGTTGCAACAAGGTATTATTGAGTGGAATAAAGGATCAATTGAACTAGAAAATGGTTCCAAGATAACAGCATCTTCAACTTCAGCATCTGCAATTCGTGGTGGATCGTTCAACATGATCTTCTTAGACGAATTTGCTCACGTTCCCAACAATATAGCAGAGGAGTTCTTTAGTTCGGTATACCCAACAGTAACTTCCGGGCAGACGACTAAAGTTTTAATGGTTTCCACTCCCAACGGTTTAAACTTATTTTATTACTATTGGAAAAACGCTAATAAGAAAAAAGGCGAAAAAGGCAAGAACGAGTACATACCGTTCGAGGTCCACTGGTCCCAGATACCTCTTTATCCGGGAGGACCCCTCAGAGATCAGGCATGGAAAGACAAACAGATTCAAAACACCAGTGAGCAGCAGTTTCAGACCGAGTTTGAGTGTGACTTTATCGGTTCTACCAATACCCTGATCAGTTCATCCAAATTGCATGTGATGAACTTTGATGAACCAATAAGCAAGTCTCCCGATGGTATTGATGTCTATGCAGAACCCAAAGTGGGACATAATTACATCATTACTGTGGATACCGCCAGAGGTCAGGGAAAGGACTACAGTGCGTTATTAGTGATTGATATCACTGAACCCCCGTACAAAGTAGTTTTAAAGTACCGAAATAACTTAATTTCTCCTATGGTATATCCTACAGTAATAAAAACTATTGCAGATAAGTACAATAACGCATATGTTCTCATAGAAACTAACGATATTGGATCTCAGGTTGCTGATGTTTTATATGAAGATCTTGAATATGATAATATGGCATCAACTGTATATAAGGGTAGATCTGGTCAGGTGATTAGCTCCGGATTTGGAGGATCTCAAATGCATCGTGGTGTGAGAACCACAATTCCAGTCAAAAAATTGGGATGTTCAGTTCTTAAGAGTATGGTAGAAAATGATAAATTAATTATTCATGATATGGATATAATTAATGAACTCTACACATTTGTTGCCAAAGGACAATCATTTGAAGCTGATGAGGGTCATAATGACGATTTAGTTATGTGTCTAGTATTGTTTGGTTGGCTCACTAGACAAGACTACTTTAAGAATCTAACTGAGCGTGACGTTAGGTTGGATGTGTATGAGGACGAGATAGAGAGGATAGAAGACGAAGTTTTACCATTTGGCTTTATGTCTCATGAAGAAGACGATGAAGACGGAGAATGGCAAAAAGTGAATACCTCATTTTCCTAAATATAAATTGATCCCATATATAGGAGAATAAGATGGCTTTACCTTCAGTCACCATAAAATTATCAGAAGAAACATTCAGACCATCTTCTGGTGAAGCCTCTAGTCCATTCGTAGCAGGTGCAGTTCTTTCTGATACTACCCTCATAAAGGCACTAGGAACAACCGCAGAGGTAACTCAACAGTATATACACTTTAAGAGTTTACAGGATTTAAATTCTAGATTAACTCTAAATTCAGGAAATAGTGCTGGTTTTAATTTTCCGGGATTTTCTGGTGGTCAAGGTGCATCTTATGCAATCAGTTCAAGTGAGGTTAGATTTCCAAACGGACCAACTGGTTCTGGTGCCGATGCCGATTTAAGACAAACTTTTCATAATGTAGAATCCGCTGCTCAATACGGTGCTCAGGTAATAGCTGGGGTGTGTGGATCTGATCCATTTACATCATCAAGTATTGCATTAAATTGTATCTTCGATGGTGATGGTAGTTCTGACGATGGTAGGTTGGAACAAATTTTAACAAATAGAGGAAATGATATTCTTGTAGTTCATAATGTAACAAGTAAAGGTGCTACTGCAGATCCAAATACAAAATATCATGCGTTTGTTTATGGTAAAAAGGAATACATTCCAGATGCTAGTACAGTAGAAAAGGAAATAGAAAAGGGTGGTCCTCTACAGATACCACTATCATCTGATTTAGTTGGATGTTTGGCAAGAACATTTAGAACTTGTAATAGTTGGTGTTCCCCTGCAGGATTTAGTAGAGGTAAAATACTAAACTCCTATAGATTAGTTAATCCACCTACTGGAGCCGAGGCTAGCACTTTATATTCAAATAATGTTAATTGTGTATTATCTTTTGCTAATCAAGGCGTATTGCTTTTTGGTGATAAAACTGGATCCGGAGAAAAAATAGGATTAGTTAATCTACTTCTATACTTACAGGATCAAGTTGGTATCATAACTAGAGAAGCCTTATTCGAAGTTAATAATGACACTACAAGATCAACGGTTACAAATAGAATTAATTCTCTGTTACAATCTATACAAAATCAATTTGGTATTGAAAGTTTCACTGTAACTTGTGATGAAACTAACAACCCAACAGAAGTAGCGAATGCAGGTAATTTTGTTGTGAAGGTTGAATATAAACCTATAAATAGTGTAGAGACTGTTGTTTTAGAGTTTGTACCAGAGTCTGCGGACAACACAACAGAAACGGGAGCTTAATAAATGCCATTAGGTAACTTAAGACTTGATGACTTTAAAGATAGAGTTGGTCTCGGAACAAGAGCCAATAGATATACCGTTAATATGATAATACCGGGGACATCCGAATCTTTAACTGCAGAAGTTGCTGCTGCTTCATTACCGGCTGCTGCTTTGCCATCAATACCGGTTGCATTTAGAGGTCGTATATTAAAACTTCCTGGCGATAGAATATATGGTCCGTGGCAGTTTACTCTATACGATTCACCTAAAAATAATGTTAGTGGTAGAACTGCATGGAAGGCTTTACATGATTGGAGTAATACTATTAACAACCATTTCTCTAATGTAACACAATATGATCCAGATGATCCTGCATTTGTTCAGGACTGGACAATATCACACTACGAGTTAAATGGTGATGGTCCCTTGAAAAAAATTACATTACATAATTGCTGGCCGACTGTTGTTGGTGATATACAATTACAATCTGGTGCTATGGATCAATTAGTAATGTTTAATTGCAACGTGGAATACGAATACTTTACTGTAGATGCGTAATTTTTGGAGATAAAAATGGCTTTGGATATATTTGGGTTTTCAATAGGTAAAAAATCTAAAGATGAGCAGGTAGAACAGAACATAAGACAAGAGTCTTTTGTTTCTCCTGACGAATATGATGGTTCACAAACTCTCAATACCGGAGGGTTTCTGGGAACTTATGTTGATTTTAGTGGTGGAATACAAAATGAAAATCAATTCATCTCCACGTATAGAAATATATCTCTATACCCAGAAGTGGATATGGCAATTGAAGATATTGTAAACGATTCTATCATTATGGGAAATGACAGAAGACCAATCAAGTTAAATCTTGAAAATACGTCTTTTTCTGAGAATATAAAAACAAAAATTCAAAGAGAATATGATAATGTACTAAAATTATTAGACTTTTCTAATAAAGCATATGAAATTTATAGAAGATGGTACATAGACGGTAGAGTGTATTTTCATGTAATTATAGATACAGAAAATCCCAGAGCAGGAATTAAAGAACTAAGAGCAATAGATCCTATAAAGATCAAAAAAGTAAGAAAAGTCAATAAAAAACCATATGTTAAGGGTCCTACATCAGTTCCAATTATAACTGACATAGAAGAATTTTATCTTTATACGGAAACTAGTAAGCAAAGTAATACTTATACAGGAAGTGGTGGATTAAAAATTCTTCCGGATTCCATCTCATATGCACATAGTGGTATTGTTGATTACACCACAAAACAGGTTGTGGGATATTTACAAAAAGCAATTCGTCCTGTAAACATGCTTAGGCAGATTGAGGATGCAGTTGTTATCTATAGAATATCCAGAGCACCAGAACGTAGAATATTCTATATTGATGTTGGTAATTTACCAAAGCAAAAAGCAGAGCAGTATCTCAGAGAACTGATGAACCGATATAGGAATAAGTTAGTTTACAATCAGTCAACTGGGGAAGTTAGAGATGATAGAAATCATCTTCATATGCTTGAAGACTATTGGTTACCGAGAAGAGAAGGTGGTAGAGGAACCGAAATTAGTACTCTACAGGGTGGTCAAAACTTAGGTCAAATGGAAGATGTTGATTATCTGCAAAGAAAACTTTATAGAGCTTTAAATGTACCGCTATCCAGACTTGAAACACAAAATGGTTTTAACATGGGTAGATCTGCAGAAATAACTCGGGACGAAGTTAAGTTTTATAAGTTTATTCATAGACTTAGAAATAGATTTTCTAGTTTAATTACTGATATTTTAAGAAAACAATTACTTCTAAAGGGTGTAATTTCTGAAAGCGATTGGGATGATCTTAGTCAGAATTTAACTTATCGTTACAATGAAGATTCTTACTTTAATGAGTTACAAGAAACTGAAATGCTTAAAGAAAGATTATCAATTCTTGGACAAATTGATCCATTGGTTGGTAAGTATTATTCTACTGAGTATATCAGAAAGAACATACTACAACAATCAGACGAAGAAATAGCACAAATTGATGCGCAAAATACAGCAGAAAAACAAAAACTTGAAATGGAAAATGCTTTAAATCCACCTCCTCCGATGGATCCCAATCAAGCTCCACCACAAGCCTAAAAAATATACATAGTTTATACTAACCCAGTAAATGAGGATAGACATGAGTACACATAAAATCATCAAAGAACTATTAGACGAAAACTTAATTGGTGCCAAAAATGAAATAGAAGATCTTCTATATTCTAAACTTGGTGATCACCTTAACGAAATGTATGTTGAACTTTCACCAACTCTTCTTGGTGAAAAGAAAAAACATAAGCCAGACTTCCTTGATTTTGATGAGGATGGTAACAAAAAAGAGTCAATGAAAAAAGCTCTCAAAGATAAAAAAGAAATGAAAGAAATGTACGGTAACGGAGAGGCTTCAGATGAAACAACCACAAAGGGAGATAAAACTCCACAAGGTTCTGATAATCTGAGACCAGATGGTGCTCCTAAAGATGAACCCGGCGACCTTTCCAAGAAGAAAAAACAAATCTTAAACGCCATCGGTAAGGGTGGTGTTGGTGGTCCAACTAACACAGGAACGGACGCATATTGATGAAACTTATAACAGAAATGAATGAAGACGTTGAGTTGCTAGTTGAAGATTCCGGTGGGAAGAAAAACTATTTCATTTCTGGCATCTTCATGCAAGCAGAACAAAAAAATAGAAATGGTAGAATCTACCCACAGGGAGTTTTAGAACCAAAAGTAAGTAACTACGTTGATGATTTCGTAGAAAAGAATAGAGCTTTTGGTGAATTAAATCACCCACAAGGTCCTACCGTAAATTTAGATCGTGTGTCTCATTTAGTTAAAGATCTACAATGTGAAGGTAATAATTTTAATGGTAGAGCAAAGATAATGGACACACCAATGGGTAAGATTGTAAAAAATCTTATGGACGAGGATGCGAAACTTGGTGTTTCGACTCGTGGTATGGGTTCACTTAAATCTGAGAACGGTGTAAATATGGTACAACCAGATTTTATGTTAGCGGCAGTTGACATTGTTGCAGATCCATCTGCACCTGATGCTTTTGTAGATGGTATCATGGAAGGTAAAGAATGGATTTGGGACAATGGTATACTCAAGGAAAAACAAATATCTGAGTATCATAATGAAATTAAAAATACATCATCCAGACACATGAAACAAAAATTTTCAAGTCTATTCGAGGATTTTCTTAAACGATTATAGTGTATACGAACCTATCTTTTTTAAAGAACTAGTTTTTATAAATATTCCAGAAAGGCACCAAGGAGCTTATTGATGAGTACAAACCAAGAACAACTAGCAGAAGAAATAAGCGAAGCTGTAGAAAAAGGTCTTCGCTCATTCAAAGAGGCAACCGAGGCAGCAAAAACTGTCAATCCCACCGGGTTTGAAGATCCTGTATTGGGTACAGACACTACAGGTAAAGGAACCAAGCTCGGTACTGCCGAGACTCCTCATGATGCCGCACAAAATATGGCTACGATTGCAGCCAAACCATCTGATGCTCAAGGTGGTGGAGCTGAAGCTCCACAAGCAGAAGAAGGTGAAGAGAAAAAGAAGAAGGAAATGAAGGAAACTTCAGAATATCTCGCTTCTCTCTTTGATGAAGGTGAACTATCTGAAGAATTTGCAGATAGACTTTCTACAATATTCGACACAGCATTACAAGATAGAATTGATTTTATTCAAGCTGAGATGCAAGAATCATTTAATAATTCTTTAAATGATCAAGTCGAAACAATTTCAGAAGAGCTTTCTGAGAAATTAGATGACTTTCTTTCATACGTTGTTAAAGAATGGACAACCGATAATGAACTAGCCATTGAAAGAGGAATTAAGAGCGATATCGCAGAATCATTCCTTTCTGGACTCAAGAGTCTATTCGAAGCTCATTATATTGAGATGCCTGACGAAAAGGTTAAGGTTGTTGAAGAACTTTACGATGTTAACTCGGAGTTAGAAGGTAAGTTAAATGAGCAAATGGAAAGAAATATTGAACTAATGAAATCTTTAAATCAAACAACAGCACAGGCAATTTTTGCTGGACTATGTGAAGATTTAACAGATACAGAAGTTGAAAGATTTGCACAATTATCAGAAACTGTACAGTTCGAAGACTACGATCAGTACACAAGAAAGTTAAACATTATTAAGGAATCTTTTGTTGGTTCTGGTAATGTTTCGGACGATTCGAATCTAGAATCAACAACACAAGTTTTAACAGAAGATATCAATCATAATACGGGCACAAACCCACTTATGGATGCATATACGAAGGCTATAGGATTCCAAAATAGAAACAAGTAATTTCCAAGGAGAATTAGGACATGTTCACACATAAAGACGATTCAACCCCATATGACGAGCTAGTCGAGAAGTGGAACCCACTTCTAGACCACGATTCGTTAGATGATATCCAAGATTATCACAGAAAAAGAGTAACTGCCGTTCTTCTTGAGAATCAGCAGGATGCTCTTGCACAGCAGGCTCTTACTGAGCAACCAGCCAACCACATTGGTGGTCCATTTATCAACCCACAAATTGGTAATGGTGGTCAGCTCGCTGGTTACGATCCAATCCTAATCAGCCTCGTTCGCCGTGCTATGCCTAACTTAATGGCATATGATCTCTGTGGTGTTCAGCCAATGACCGCTCCAACCGGTCTTATCTTTGCACTCAGAAGTCGTTACACTGGTGGTACAGGTGGTGCTGAAGCTCTCTTCCAAGAAGCCAACGCATTCGCTGGTGCTACACAGGCATCTTCACCAAACGCTGGTCTCTCCGCTGCACCATTCGGTGTTTCTGGTGCTGCCGCAACTCGTGAAGATCTGCTCGCCGGTGGTCAGAACACTCTCGTTTCTGATGGTTCAGTTAGTGGTGCTGCTGCATCCGGACTAGACTTCCGTGGCATGAGCACTGCGACTGCCGAAGACCTCGGTTCGGGTAAGGCTTTTGCCGACATGGGCTTCTCAATCGAGAGAATCGCTGTCGAAGCAAAGACCAAGGCTCTCAAGGCTGAATACAGCACAGAACTCGCTCAGGACCTCAAGGCTGTCCACGGTCTTGATGCTGAGACAGAACTTGCTAACATCCTCAGCACTGAAATCCTTAGTGAAATCAACCGTGAAGTCATTCGTACTCTTTACACCAACGCTAAACTTGGTGCCAAGCAGAATGACATCGCTGCTGGTGGTATCTACGACCTCTACGCTGACTCTGACGGTCGCTGGAGTGCTGAAAGATTCCGTGGTCTCATGTTCCAGATCGAACGTGAAGCCAACCAGATCGCTAAGGAAACTCGTCGTGGTAAGGGTAACTTCGTTCTCTGCACCGCTGATGTTGCTTCTGCCCTCGCAATGGGTGGATTCCTCAACATCTCACCAGCATTGAACACATCACTTGACCCAGACGACACAGGTAACACCTTCGTTGGTACACTCAACGGTAAGTTTAAGGTCTACGTTGACCCATATGCTGCTGGTTCAGTTGGTGCTGGACACGCATTTGGTGACTACGCAGTCGTCGGTTACCGTGGTAGTAACCCATATGACGCTGGATTCTTCTACTGCCCATACGTTCCACTCCAGATGGTACGTGCAGTCGATCCAAGCACCTTCCAGCCCAAGATCGGGTTCAAGACTCGATACGGTATGGTTGCCAACCCATTTGCCGAGAGCACAAATCTCGGTACACTCGGTGGAAACCAGTACTACCGCATCTTCGCTGTCAAGAACCTTCATGGTTTTGCTCAGACTGGTTCGACTACCTGATAATCCTCATACGGATAAAGAGGGAGCACTCTTCGGAGTGCTCCTTTTTTTTATATAAATAGTATTATGAGCAACGATCCAAGACATCTGGGTAGCTATCCGTCAACATCAAATTTGTTGACTGCTAATCAATTTAAATTTAACACTGCAAGAATACCAATTCTATCTGAGTATGTTACCGGAATAAATGTTCCTTCTATAGAATTTATTAGTGCAGATTTAAATACTTCGTTTGGTGTAAATATTCCAACTGCAACCGGTAAATATATTTTTGAGGATCTTACTTTGTCATTTTTAGTTGATGAGCAACTGGAAAGTTGGAGAGAAATATACGAGTGGTTACGTAGATTGGGACCAATGAATGACGAGTCCCAATCAGAAATGTATAATGATTGTAATAAATCAACTACAGTTGGTGAACTGTTGGTGTTAAACAGTGCATATAAAGAAAAATTTAGATTTAAGTTTTATAATATGTTTCCAATATCATTAACAGGGTTTTCATTTACTACAACATCTGCCGATAGTATTCAGTTGTCATCTTCGGTTACTTTTAGATATTCTTATTATGAACTAGAAAACTTATAGTGGAGTGTTTATGGATATTGAGTCTCTTCGTGAAATGGTAAAACAAGATATAAAAATAGATGAAACAGATTTAAATTCAGAGTCACTAAAAACACCACAAATACACAACAAGTATTTGGTGTTATATGAAAATTCAAAGCTAGAATTAGAAAAAATACAATTTCAAGAAAAAGTCTTAAAGAGAGACAAGTGGTTGTATTATACAGGAAAAATGGGCGATGACGATTTAAAACGACATGGGTGGGAACCATTCGAACATAATATATTAAAAACTGATATACCGATGTTTTTGGATTCTGATACAGATATTCAGAAAATTAGAGCGAAATATTCTCTTCAGGAGTCTATTGTGTCTTATCTAGAGGAAGTTATAAAGATAATTACAGGAAGACAGTGGAACATTAAATCTGCAATAGAATGGATTAAGTTTACTCAGGGTGTTTGATGGATTTAGTTATTAAACAAAAAGATGCTGTTAATCTTCACATTGAGTGTGAAAAATCTGTGGCTAAAGAACTTAGTCAATATTTTACCTTTTATGTTCCAAATCACCAATACACCCCAGCGTTTAAGAAAAAGATATGGGATGGGCAAATAAGACTATTTAATCTTTACGGTAGAACAATATATGTTGGTTTACTTGATTATGTTAAAAAGTTTTGTATTGATAGAAAATATAAGTTTGAAATAGATAGTGAACAGTTAGTATCATCATCCAAATTAAATATGGATGAATTTTCAGAATTTATTAAATCTCTAAAACTAAAACTAAAACCACACCCACATCAACTAAAGGCATGTTTTCATGCCATGAAAACTAAAAGATGTTTACTTCTTTCTCCCACGGGTAGCGGTAAGTCATTAATTATATACATTCTTGTTCGAGATGCGATAATGCGTTTAAATGAGGGTGAAAAAATATTAATCGTAGTTCCCACTATAGGATTAGTAAATCAGCTCTACAAAGACTTTGAGGACTACTCAGCGGGTACGTGGAATGTGTCATCACATGTCCATAGAATTTTTTCTGGTGAGGAAAAAGAAACTGCCAAAAAAATAGTTGTATCTACTTGGCAAAGCCTCTATAATATGCCAAAAGATTATTTTAATCAATTCGGTGCAGTTTTTGGAGATGAGTGTCATTTGTTTAAAGCCAAGTCTTTAACTTCCCTTATGAGTAAACTAACGGATGCTCATTATAGAATAGGAACCACTGGGACTCTAGATGGAACTCAAACTCACAAGCTGGTTATTGAGGGTCTATTTGGGGCGGTATATGAGGTAACTTCCACTAAAAAATTGATAGATAAAAATTTACTTACCGATGTTGAAATTGAATGTTTAGTTTTAGACTATGATCAAGAAACTAAAAATGAGATGAAACGAAGACCATATCAAGATGAACTTAATTTCATAATAACCAACGAAAAACGAAATGAGTTTATACAAAATTTAACTCTAGCTTTAAGTGGAAATAGCCTACTTCTATTCAACTTTGTGGACTTACACGGAAAAGTATTGTATAATATGATCAAAGAAAAGGCTCCAGATAGAAATGTATTTTTTATCTATGGAGGTACAGATGCCGATCAAAGAGAGGAGATAAGAACAATTCTCAACAAAGAAGAAAATGCAATACTAATTGCCTCTTACGGGACATGTTCTACTGGTATAAACATACCAAGTATTTCTAATGTTATATTTTCATCTCCCTCCAAATCTGTGATTAGAGTTCTTCAATCTATTGGTAGAGGATTAAGAAAATCTGACGGTAAAGGAAAAACAAAAGTATATGATTTATCTGACGATCTTACATATAAAAGTCATGTTAACCATACAATGAGACATCTCGATGAAAGAATTAAAATATATAATAATGAGAAGTTTCATTATAGTCTCAAGCGCATAAAGATATGAGGAGATGACTATGAGTCCAGCTTACCGTATACTAAAACTAAATAGCGGAGATGAAATAATCGCACGAATACAAAAAAGACATAAGGGTAAAGTCTATATGGAAACACCCATGTGTTTTAAGACTGTTTTGATGTCAGACCCAATGACAGGAATACAAAGAGAGATAACCATACTTAAGGACTGGGTTTCCTATAGTAACGATAAATTTATTAAAATCCCAGAGGATATTGTAGTATCTTATACTAAACCTATGGATGAGGCAGTTTCTCTTTACGAAAAAGAAAAAGAAAAAAAACTAAAGACTAAAAAAAGAGAAATAAAGAACATGGATACTTTCAATAAAGAAATGAAAAATGATGTTCAGAAATTTTTAGATGATATAATGAATCAAGTTGAATCTGTAGACCCAGTTGATATGGAGGGTGATACTCTAGATGATATCTACGATCAGATACGAGCACTTGGTCCAAATCAAAAAGAAGGTTATGAGTTTGATATTGAGTTTACTTTTTCATCAGAAGAAATAAGTGATGAAACAACAGAAAAAGATACTAACCATCCCGACTATGGAAATAGATGGACTGATTGGAGTTCAGATCCTAGAAACTATTAGTATTCTTTTTCTCGTTGACACTCGGATTTTATGGGTATTTTAAAAACTGTCAAGGAAAAAAATGAGTAATAATTATATTGATAATGAAAAGTTTTTCAGTGAAATAAAAATTTGGAAAGATGAAGTTTTAAAAAACTTAGAAAGCGGTGAAGATAGACCACCAATCACAGAGTACATTGGTGAATGTTTTTGGAAAATAGCAGAACATCTATCGTTTAAGTCTAATTTTGCCAATTATCCATTTAGAGAAGATATGATTGGGGATGCAGTAGAAAACTGTTTGATGTACG